ATTCCAAATCAACAAATAAAGATTGAATTTGTTGTTTTACAGAAGGAGGTAATGTATATTTCATGGTTTTTTGAATACTGGCATAATTTGCCAATGTATACATGATAATATCATAGTAAATCTTTTAAATTAAAACTTAAACATTTAAACTAAAAAATAATTATAATGAAAGACTGGGAATCATTTGGTTTAGCTCCTGAAATATTACGTGGCATATATGCATGTGGATTTGAACACCCTAGTCCAATTCAAGAAACCGCCATTCCAAAAATTTTATCAGGAAAAGACATTATTGCACAAGCACAATCTGGAACTGGTAAAACAGGTGCATTTTGTATTTCTGTATTACAAAATTGTATGAAATCAGACCAACATGTGTTGATTTTATCTCCTACACGTGAGCTAGCCATTCAAACTAACGAAGTATTTACTCGGTTATCTCAATTTACTAACATTCATTCACAACTATTGATTGGAGGAACCTCCATTGATCGCGATATTCAAGATATGAAAAAGAATCCTAAGGTCATCATTGGTTGCCCTGGAAGAATCATTGATTTTTTTGCACGCGATATCATTCATCCTATTACCATGGTTATTTTAGATGAAGCAGATGAAATGCTTTCTCAAGGATTTCAACCCCAGCTTCAAACCATTTTTAAATCTGTCACACCAAATGCTCAAGTTGTGATGATTAGTGCAACAATTCCAGCTACGTTAGATGACATTACATGTAAAATCATGCGTGATCCAGAAAAGATTTTAGTTCAGGCTGATATGTTAACCCTAGAAGGTATTTCACAATTTTACATTATGTTTAATTCGGATCATGATAAGTTGTTGGCGTTACAAGATTTATTTGAATCTATTTCTGTATCTCAAACCATCATTTATTGTAATTCAGTAAAACGAGTATGCAATTTATATGATGCAATGAAAGAATCAGGATATCCTGTTTGTTGCATCCATAGTGAAATGGATAAATTTGATAGACATACTGCCTACACTGAATTTAAAAACGGAAAGTATCGCGTGTTAATTTCATCTAACATTACAGCACGAGGAATTGATATTCAACAAGTAAGTGTAGTGATTAATTTTGATTTACCTAAAGATGTACACACCTATTTACATCGTATTGGTCGTTCAGGAAGATGGGGACGTAAAGGGGTTGGCATTAATTTTATTACTAAATATGATAAAGAATCGTTAGAATCCATAGAAGCTCATTATCATACCCAAGTGAAAGAAATGCCCAATGATTTTTCAACCTTCATTTAAACGTTAAAATTATGACTGTTAGTTTCAATACTTTTTAAACCAAGTCGGCGTCTTACTTCTACAATTAATTTACTATAATAACCACGACCCTGTATAAAATTTTTTGCTTTTATGGCACAACACAAATCTATGTCAGGACTTCCTCCATCAAAATGTGTTGCTCCTAACACGTTTAATACATTAAGCATATACGTATTGGATAATTCTTTACATTCATCATAATTGGTAGAACATTCTCCTCGTCCAAAATGACATTTGCCAATGACATATATTTTTCCTTCTGGCATGATAGATTGATAATAAGAAACATCAAAAGGACGTAATCTTTTTTCAAAAAAATGGTGCCCTCCTACAGCATCACCCAATCGTAAATGAACCACTGTACTAGTCTCAATATCGGGAGGATATAAATGCACATATTTTTTCATATGATTTAATATAATTTTTGTTGCACATCCAATACGATCTGTTTTATCCAACGATAAAACATAATCACAACCAATTGAATCTGGATGTTCAGTAAATATTTCTTTATTTAATTCATGATTATTATAGCCTTGTACAATAATGTCACCAAGTCTATACGATGAGTTCATATTTCATAACTATATAATATATTTATATTGATAAGATTATATTATATAAATATATGAAAACTAAAAAAAAATCCATTTTTACACAACATATAAATGGATACAAAATTTTATTTATACCTAGATCATCCAATACGTTATACGTTCAATCAGTAATACATTCAGGATTTATTAATGAAACAAAAGAAACATCCGGCATTAATCATTTATTAGAACATGTCATTGTAGATGGATGGAAACAATGTAAAGGATCATGCATTAAATATTGGGATAATCTAGGTAAATACATAAATGCGTCTACGGATATGACCGTCATGAAATATTATGTTAAAGGAGGTACAGAAAATGCAGATGAAATGATTGAATATATTTCTACCATAACAACAAATCCAATATTTACAACATCTACCTTGATGAATGAAAAAAAAGCTATTATTGAAGAATTACAATCTTCTTCCAATGATTCTACCTATGATTTAATAGATAAATTTAATAAACTTTTTTTTAAAGAAGAAGGATTGCAATATTCAGAAGATTGGAAGTTACAAATAAAAAATTTAAACCATCTTACCATATCTAATATAAAAAAATTATTTCATGAATATTTTAATCCACAAAATGTATTATTTATTGTTCATGGTGATTTTAATACATCCAAAGTTCAATCTTTATTTTCAAAATATTTAGTTCGGCATGAGGATCAAAAAATGACGTATGATTGTTTTACAAATAAATGTGAGTTTTCATTTATACCGTATGAAAAAGATACGTATTCTGTCATTATCGGATTTCCATGTGATAAACTGATGGATCATAAAATTTTATGCGAAGATATACTGAATAATTTATTATTCAATGAATTAAGAACGGTTCATAAATTAGTCTATGGAATAAAATGTGCATTGAACATTACACAATGCAATACATATTTAACCATTGAATTTGATGTATCCTTAGAAAAAGTAAAACACACCATTCAACAAATAATACATTGTTTATTGTGGTATAAAAAACATGCAATCTCACCTGTCATTTTATCTAGTTGTAAAAAAAGAATTTTATACAAATATAGAACCGATTATGATATGATGGATTATTATTCTGATTATATTTATTCTAATAAAACACCATTGACACTTCAACAATTAATACAACATAATCATAAATTTACAGAAAATCAATTTAAATCTACTCTTCATGAAATCATCCAATTCAATAAAGCAACGTGTGTGTATCAAGGAAAAAAAGATTTGAATCTATCATGGAATTCGTTTATTCAAAAAATTTGATATGAAATATACCAACTAGATTGTATCATGGGAGTTCGTTATTTGAATCAATATTTATTGTCCCACGCTAAGGGTATCAACCAAATATTTTTACGTAGCCTTTATAACAAGAAAGTCGTGATAGATACATCTATTTACATGTATAAATTTAAATCACAAGATGTACTTCTTGAAAACATGGAAAAATTTATTATTTTATTAAAAGATTTAAGCATTTGCCCCATATTCGTTTTTGATGGTGAACCAAAAATGAATAAAAAACGCGTTTTAAAAGAACGACGCCAATATAAACAACGTGCTTGGAAAAAATATAATGAATGTTCAAATTTATCTACCCAAGAACAAGCTTACTTAAAATCAAATTATACTAGAGTAAGTAAAAAAAATACCGATGACGTAAAAAACCTCATGGTTCAACATGATGTCATGTACATAGATGCACCACATGAAGCAGATGAATTATGTGCACGTCTCATGTTAACGAATAAAGTATATGCATGTATCAGTGATGATATGGACATGCTTCTTTATGGATGCACACGTGTGATAAGAAGCATTGACATTGATACAAAAACCGGAATTTTATATAATTTAACAACCATTTTAAATTCATTAAAAATGACACATCATGATTTTAAACAAGTATGCATTTTATCTGGATCAGATTATTATAAATCGTTGTATACGATTTTTGAAACCATTAAACTATATTCTATGTTTAAAAAATCAAATGCCTATGATTTTTATACATGGATGTGTACCAATACAAACATTAATTACACTGAATTAATGTTGGCTTTAAATATGTATTCTATTTTGAATGATGATTTTAATTATTTAGATCAATACATTAAACCGCAGGAGTTGGAGTCTGCTTCTGGAAATGACGGCTCATGTATCGCTGAAGGTTGAAGTAGGTAAGCTCATCGGTAGGCGTAAGAGCAAGAAGCTTGGTCAGCTTAGCATCCGCCTTGATCTTACGACGATTCGCCTGATCCTGGAGGTTGTTCGCGCGAATGTAGGCGTTGATCTCGCGAGTCACCTCCGTACGAGCAACAAGCGACCCCTTAGGCTTGGAAAGGAAGTCAGCAAGCTGATCACTGATGAGCGTAGGCTTCACGAAACCACTGGGGGCACGAGTGGCATTTCGTTGCTTTCGCTTGTTGCCCGCCTTCTGAACAGCCTTGAGATCACGCTCAGCCTGCTTCTGAAGGGAACGAACCTCGGTAATCAGACCGGAAAGTTGCTGGCGGAAACCGGAAAGCTTGGTAGTTACCGAAACATACGACGCAAGCGCCGAATCATCAACCACCTCAACTGGCTTCTCCACCTTCTCTGCCTTCTTCTCAACAGGGGGAGCAACAACCGGCTCAGGCTCAGAAACTTTAACGGGAACAGACTTCTTAGGCATTATACACATATTATCGTGTGCTTTTTAAGTATTTTTTTATATATATTATGTTTTTGGCCGAATTGTTCGTTGATGGTTTTGTCCAAGGTGTTCTGGAGGAGGGGGGGGTCCAATTTGTAATGAAATAAATCCTTTTAAAGATTCCATTTTATTGGTTGCATCAAAATAAGTTACTTTATCATTATGAATTCCTATAAGAGTAGGTAATTTTGTTATGTTATATTGTTTCATTATCATTTCTGTTTCTTTAGAGATGGGTTTAGTACAATCTACTGTAGTAAGTTTATTTCCATATCGTGTATATAATTGGTTCCAAGTTACTTGTATGCTTTTACATTCTGCACAATTTTTTTCTGTAAATAAAATTACTTTTTCTGTTGTCATTCCTTCTTTGGTTCCAAAAAATAATAAACATCCTAATGCAACCATAAAAAATATAATTTTATAGTAAGATTTCATACATTTAATTTATATTTAAATTAGTTGAATATCCAACACTTCGTGAAGGAATGGATCGTGTTAAAGGTGGATTAAATGTAGGGCGACGTGACCCACTTGACTCTTCACGTTCTAGTTGTGTAAATGCAACTGGTTCACCGGATTGTCCTCGTGCAATTGCATCTGATGCCGCACGAATAACCCCCATAGTAGCACGTTCGTTTTCCGCATCAAATGTACAACTTGTTTCTGCAGGAATAGACAATTTTTTACCAGTTGCAATGGCGTCTTGGTTTGCAGCAAGGAAAAGGAACGTCCATCCAAACTTTCGGCGTTCTGTAATTTGATCGGATATAGACGATGCTGTAAATGTGCGACTTGCATTATCTTCACCATCAGTAACAATGACAACGGTTCGTTTCGTGTCAAACGGCACATTTTCAAACAATTTTCCTAGAGCATCGTATAAAGCTGTAGTATTACGAGGATGAATATGGGTTTCATCAAATACATACTCTAGTAATGGTGCATACGTTACAGGGGTTTCTACAACATCATCAAATGTAGTCAATGATATAGTAGAATTTTTAGCACCTTCAAGGCTTTGTTGATGTTTTACAAATTCAGTAAGACCTTTAACCGTTGCCTGAAAAAGATTATCCATAGAACCGCTACGATCAACAACAAGATCAATGTGAGACATAATAATGTATAATAAACATAATTTTATAAGTTTCAATTTTTTAAAATATTCCATTTACATACTAAAAACTGGATATTGTGCGTTTCCAAATTAGTTATTATATTATATATATTAAATAATGAGCGACATTTTAGATAAAGAAAACATTTTAGATTATGGAAAAGAAAATGTACTTGAATTTATACAATCTACAATAAAAAACAATAACAAGGTCGAAGAGGACATATTAGACAAAATAACATATGTTCTTGATGAAGTAATTAATATTAATAATGATGTCATGAGTGAGTCTGAAATTAAAAAAATTTTTGAACAACTTAAAAAACGATCTGATGACATTTATACACAAGGCGATTTTACCAAAGATACACTTATTGAACTTCAAAATACTATTTTAGTTGCACTCATGTGTAATATATATATTCAGCCTAGGCGATCCATGGATTACGTTGAAATGCTTCTTCATGATAAACAAGATGATCAAAACTATATTGATGATAATGAACTTGTTTTTAATGTATATAAAACATCAGCACAAAATGGACAACAACGTATTAAAATGCCTCATCCTTTGAAAAATTTAATTGATGATTATAAAAAAATATCTTCATATCAATATTTATTTACTGGAGAAGTTGGGGAAAAGTTACACTCTATTATTCCGCGTTTAACTAAAATATTTGGACGTGATGTTGGTGATATTTTTGTTATTAAAGATTATTCATCACGAGGATTTTATTATGAACGTTTATGGGACTTATGTATTAAGTTTGGGGCAACTAATTTAACTTTACCTGCTATTAAAAAAGGTGAATTACAAACATCTCATATCATTGATGAAAACCCAAATAATGTGGATATAGAATTTCAATCAAATTGTTGGAATGGAAACAAATTAAATAAAAATCCTGGGGGGTATTTATTGCAACGAGTAAGAAGTGGTAATTCTAGTGGATATTCAGATATAACATTTTTAAATAAAAAATATGATAAAGAAGGAGAAGAATTGTATTTTATTTCAGTAAAATATTTTAAAAAAGAAAAGGAAATTAGTGAATATGATATTGGTAAATTATGTAGTTTGATAAGAGAACATGAACAACAAAAGAGAATAATAAAATTATTTATTTTTGTTAAAGATAAAAAAAAAGCAATTGATAAATTTAAAGCACAACATGCTTCAAGTAATATTTTAATTAAATATATCAATCCAGGTGGTAATTACGAACATATTTATGACGTAAATGATTTACAAGAATCATTTTTTAAACTAAAAAAAATATTAGAACAATATGATTATTTACAATCGCCAAAAAATATTCATGATTTTCAAAGCAATTATTTAAATGTTTTGAAAGATGTTTTTATACCACGATTTCATCAAGAATTATTTATATTAAAAATTAACAAATTAATTGAACATGGAGAAAAAAATGTATTAGTTGGTGCAATTCCACGATCCGGAAAATCATTTATAATGGCAGGAACAATACTTGAATATGTGAAAACACAAGAACAATTACATCCAGGTAAAAAAGTAAAATTTTTATTAATAACCCCTGCTCCAAATGAAACATTTAACGAATATGAAACTATTTTTAATAAATATATAGAGTTTGATAAATTAGGAATAGATGTTGTTACCTATAAAGATGGTGTTAATTCAACAAAAGTTTGTAAAAACAAAGATAAACATTGTGTGATAATAATATCAAAACAAAAACTAGGATGGGCTTCTGGAAGCAATGCTGAAAAAATATTAGCAAAAGATGACGAAGATGCCGTTGAAGACGATGAAGATGAAATCAACGAAGAAGTTGAAACCGAAGATGGAGAAGACGATAAAGATATAAAAACAATTAAACAACGCGTAATCAAATTATTTGATGCAAATCCTGATATAGATATAATGTTTTTAGACGAAGCTCATTTTGGAATGAGTACAGAAAAAGCACAACAAATTGTAAAGGTATTGGATAGTGCTATTTCAAATACTATCAAGATATATGTTACAGCAACATATAATAAACCATTACAAGCATATAGTGTTAAAGCAGAATGTAAACTTACATGGGATATGAATGATATTCAAATCATGCAAAAATTAAATAAAGACACCATAAATGATAATGATGTACAAAAACAATTTGGTCATGACATTTACGTAAAAGCATTAGAATATTTTGGAGATAAAACAGGTATATCGTTGATTGATAAATTTAAAAAGGACTATTCCATTTTTCCAAAACCATATTTAATTACATCTATTTGGGATAAAGAGTTTTTGAATGTTGAAAAATTAAAGATAGGAGATACAGAATTTGGTTGGGACATGAACAAATTATTTGCTACTATTGGCGATAGTGATAATTTTGCTAACGAAGAACAAATAAAAGAAATGATGCGTTATTATTTTGGGTATCCAGATAAAAAGGAAGAATATGATAAACAATCTTTTTATAGAACGAGAGGTATATTACCACGTATCCGAAATGTTTGTTTAAATAAATGTAGGACATTACAGCCACAACATAAAACCACGCAATTATGGTTTTTACCACTAGGAAATGGTAAAATTAAAAATAAAACAAAAGCATTAATTAATTTATTAACGAATTCAAATGAGTTTAACGATATTAAACGAAATTATCATTTTTTTATAGCAGTTGATATTGAAGATAAATCAAAAAATGGACGAACGATAAATGGAATTACTTATATGGGTAATCCACATAACATTAAAACTGATATAGAAAACGTAGAAAAGGATATAAAAGATGGTAAAATAAATAAGGACAATTTAATTATTTTGGCAGGACAACGATTACAATTGGGTATTTCTCTTCGCAATGTTGATATAGTGACATTATGGAATTCTATTTCAAGTGCCGATGCAATTTTTCAAATGCTTTTTAGATCTATGACAGAGGTTGATGGTCCACCTTGTAAACCAAAAGAATATTGTGCTGAAAAAAAGTTTGGATTTATGGTTGATATGAACCCGCAAAGAGCATTAACAAATGTAAATTTATTTAGTACAAATATTAGTAAAAAGGACGATGATATACAAAAATATCGTCAAATTACAGATTTAATAAATATTGACGAAGATGTATTATATGATAAATATGGTGATGATGAAAAAAGTAGAAATGATTATGTAAAAGATTTATTTAATAAATTATATGAATCTTGGAATATAAATGTTGAAAATATTAAAAAGGTTATTGGAAATTTTAGATTTGATATGACAAAATTAGAAGCTTTGAAAAAGACTTTTGAACGAATAAATATAGAAAAAGGTAAAACAAAAGATGAAATATATGAAAAAGATGAAGATGAAATGATAGAACCTGGAAGAAAGAAAGAAAGAAAGGTTGATATCCAAAAAGATAAAAAGGACGTTAAAGAAATTAATTTAATTGAAACAGCAAGTGAGATAATAAGTGAATTTATATCATTATTAAATATTTTTACACTTTATGATGATAAAGGTGCCCGATGTATTTTAACTGATAAATCAACTACGCAAATTACACTAATAGATGATATTGATATTTTAACAAATTCAGTTTATCAAGATAAAGAAACAAAAGATGTATTTTTGAAAATATTAAATGGCCGATTATCTGGAAATGCGGATGAACCTTATCCAGAAAATATCATAGATGATGTTTTGGATGCAATGGATAGTTTAGATGATAAACTGATTGTAAATAAAATAATTATGTCACAAAAGAAACAATATTATACCATTCATGAACCTGATAAATTATTAGAATTTATTAATGGTGAATTGAAACCAAAAGAAAAGGAGAAAAAAGAAAATGGGGAAGTATTTACACCGTTGTCGTTAGTAAATGAAATGTTGGATAAATTAGATGAATCATATACAAGGGAACATAAAAAAAGTATATTTACCGAAGATAGTTTCAAATGGTTAGATCCTGCAGTTGGGATTGGAAATTTCCCAATTATTGTTTATCAACGATTGATGAAAGGGTTGATAACGCAAATACCAAATGAAGAAGAGAGAAGAAAACATATTTTAGAGCAGATGATATATTCTGCAGAGCTTTCACCGAAAAATGTATTTATTTATAAAAAAATATTTTGTGGTGACAAATACAAATTAAATATCTATGAAGGTGATACTTTGAAAATGGACATTATTAAAGTATGGGATATTGAGACATTTGATGTGATTTTAGGAAATCCGCCATACAACAAAGGTGGAATTCGTTCTCATACTGGCGAGCAATTGGGTGACAAAAACGAAACCATTTGGACGAAGTTTATTGAAAAATCGTTTGAATGGTTGAAACCAGATGGTTTTTTAGCGTTTATTAATCCATTGAGTTGGTTGAAAAAAAGTCATTCATTACATAACAAGATATTGGAGAAACATATTGTTTGGTTAAAATTATGGGATGACTCGCAATCAAAAGGAATGATTAATGCAGATATTCCTATTTCGTTATATGTATTACAAAACACACTTAATTTACAAAATAAAAAAACAGAGATGGTTAGCGAAATCAAACGAAAAAAATTTACGACAACATCACTTGAATATCTTAATAAAAACTATTCTATTCCATTAGCGTTCCATAGCATATTCAATAAACTCATTATTTTTATAGAAAAATATAATTGCGGATTAGAATACAATACAAAAACCATAAAATCATCTGGAACAAAGACACAAATACCAACTGAATATACATTAAAAGATATGTGGGCGATTGATACATATACATTAAATGAAGGCATTTTGGTTAAAAAGGCAACCGAACAACATCCTGACGCAAATAAACGTAAACTTATTATTGCGAACAAAAGAGGATTTAAGGGAGCGTTTATTGATGAAGGAAAATTGAGTTTGACTGGAAATCATAAGTTTTATATTTTAGGAGACAATTTAGAATTGATTAAAAAAATAATGGATTTTAACATTAGTGTAGTTATTAGTGATTATCTTAAATATGGTCAATCGTTCTTAGATAATGAAGCATTCAAATATCTTCCCGACATTCGTAAGTTAGGAAATGCGGATATTACAGAAGATGAATTTTACAAGTTGATAGGACTAACACGTCAAGAAATCAATCAAATAAAAAACCCGTTAACAACAAAAGACATAGATGAAGAATACAATTTAGATAACCCATTATTAGCATTAAGTCCTATGTCAAAAGTAATTAAAAAAAAATTTAATTGTATAAAATTAAACTACATTACTATATCACCTAATCCTAAAAAAGGATCCATAAAAAAACATACACAATTGAAGGAAAGTTCTGGAGGAAGACGTTCAATAAAATACAGACGTCATTGATTAGATTCATTAAAAAATGAATAATTTATATTGAATTTTAATTTATTTTTTTTTATATAAAGCACGATATTCCTCCATCGTCCTGGTGTAACACACCTCCCATGAATGAACATCACCAAAATCAATAAATTTATTTTTCTTCTTCAATTCCTCATGTATAGCAAGCCCAGCTTCAGTTGCGTGATTAAAATGTACTTCACAGTAATCAGTACATGAACCATACGTAGATATTCCAAAATCAACTCGTTCCCCCCATCCAATTGAATCAAATGTTGACTTAACTTTTTCAACATTTGTTCCTTTTGGAACATAAACACCAATAGAAAACATCCTTTATAAATTTAATTAAAACTATTTTATTTCAATTTAACCCAATAAGAGTAGTTTAAAATATTTAGCTAAATCATGGGAAAGTATAGTGACTATACTGAGTCTGCTATTAGTATGGAAGGGTCTGACAATTGGCCGTCTTATTGGAAAGAAGATTGCGATGAATCTTTCAAGGAATACAAAAAGCAAATTGATTCTGGAAAAAAAGTGGATGTAGACACTTTTCTTGACAAACAAAAAATTATTTTTTCAAACATGTCAAATGCCGACAAAAAGAGGTGCAATGTCTATACAAAAACACCGAAGACACAAAAGATGTCCCGAAAAAAAACATGGAGAAAGAATCGTAAAAATTCTAGGCGACGGTTTAAAAATTTTAAACATGCAAAAAATCAATTAAATTTTTAATACTAGACTTGGATAGTTTTCGCTTTTTATCACCATACGTAAAGTCATTCAAACATTCACGGTTTTCTTTTAAAGATTTAGTTAATTCAAATACATTTTTATACGTAACGATCAATGCTTTGGCTGTAATGGTACTAATGGTTGGTATTTGCGATAACATCAAAATGTCAATGTTATCTGGAGTTAATTTATCCTTCTTTTTAATTTTCAAAGTAGATACATAATCTACGGGCGTAGATTCCTTGTCTACTTTTTCAAGTAAGAGTTGTACGTATTCAACGGTTTCATCCAAATTTTTTGTTTGTACAACAGAAAATCCTTTCGTAAACCATAAACTAATCAAGCAAGACACCATTGCTTTTTTAGAAATAGATTGAACTGAATTAAGATCGCCTTCAATCAAATACACAATACGATGTGGAGGAAAATTAGATTCCAACAAACGAAAGGATTGTTCTTGGTACCTTCCGTCGCAAACACTTGCTGATAGATCTGCTACGGTCTTTCGTTCAAGGATGACCACATCTTGATCGTCTTTTTGAATGCAGATATCACCCAACACTAAATTTTTTGTTTCGGCAGGAAGACGAGACAAAAAGGCATGTTCACGGTAATCCACAACAAGTTTTGCCATTACATATATACATCTCAACTAATATTTAAATGGTTTATGTTTATGTTGTTTTTTAAATTGAACTTAATATATTTTCAAATGTTTATCACATGGATCCGTACAGTTTTTCGTTCATGGCAAGCAATTCTTTAGAGGAAGAAATAGAAATTAGACAATTGATCCATGAATTGAATTTTGGAGCACTTTACAGAATTGATCGTATGATGTTAACCGAAGGAATTCATGGTAGAGCTAAATATGTGGTTCATTATAAAATATTAACACGAGAAAGACTTCGTACTGATTTAGACGCTAAATGTTTACGAACCATTGGTAAAAAAAAGTATGTTATTTATAAGCATGAAATACACAAAGACTTAAATATTACTGCTCCATAACCTATATGGAAACAGAAATGTTTAGAATCATCCAATTTGATCCTACCAAATGTTATGAATTTGCTTTGAAAACAAGAACGGAAGGAAAATGGCCGAATGAACGATACTTTACTACAAACGCACTACGATATGTGGGTTACTATAAAAGTAGTGCACGATGGGGATACGGTGATCAATCCGGTGGTTCTGAAACATTTGAATACAATGGAAAAGAAATTACAATTGTGTATGATTACGAGGGAAACACATGTTTCCGAGAATTTATTTAAATATTTTTTAATTTATGATTACATATATGTATGAACTTTTTGTAAGAAAGATAATTTATGTACGAGCATGGTTATTGGAATGGTTATTTACAAGACAACATCAACGAATCATAAAAAATATTGAATAAGTATATGTCAAGAAAATATAGATTAAAAGAAGAAGATTCTCGTGAGAAAAAACGTAAAACTAGATGTAAGTAAATCATACACAAGTTATGGTTGCGGTAGTTGCAACATATGTATAACCTGCATTTTTCATTGCAAACAGAAATAATTCAACATTGGACAATGATTCTCCGCTAAATTTTAATAATATATCTTTAAATGTATCGTATGTCATAATAAAATTTTGATTGCTTTCTATGGTAATTGGGAAAAAAAAGTTGGTATTATTAAAACAAAGATAATTTTTACCATTAACAACACATGAATTAGGATCTTTTAAAACAAAATTAACCGTATCTGGTGTATTACTACTATTATCTATACCATAAAACATGTAATCTGAGGGAATAGGACCAGTATTTACAACTGCTTCAACATTTGATATATAAATAGTATCGGATCTTAATGTTAAATTTTTTCTTACACCATCTTTATGAGTATAATTTACATTAAACATGCTTCTACCTACACCTACACCGCCTAATTGATTCATCACAAATAATTTATTACGGTTGGTTCCAACCGAAAAAGTTCTTGATGCACGATCTGCCCATGGATCAAGACCCACACTTGGAGGTAACCCTTGTTTTTTGTCTCCACCAAAAGTGTTGACATTTGGATTAGATTTATATAACGAAGAACTTCCTAAACCAGCTCCCATCATTCTTGATTTACCCATAATTTATATCAATATAATTTATGGAAAGATTAGATTATGGAGATTTAGAAACTTCATCAAGAAATATATTTAGGTTTTTTGTAAGTGATAATGAACGTAACTGTGTTTATAATTTGATAAATTTATTATCCGTTGTACTAGGTATTAGAACAGGAGCATTATTAGTTGTAAGTGATAAAAGATTAGAAGAATTTAAAACTAAATTTGATTTTCCAATGATATATGGGGAAAAACATTCAACTATAGGTAATTATATTATTTGCAATCAAACTGATTCTGAAAGAGTAGAAAAAATACGTGCAATAGCATCTATGAATATGGATCTGCGTAATAATACTCCTGAGTTTGATACCTTAACTGGTGAAGTACTAGGATATTTTACACCTTCTTTTTTAAAACATTCAGATCCCATTGAACATGCATGCGGAATCATGATTAAATTATCTAGTTCAAAAGAATTAAATTTTTTCCCACAAAAAATATTTGGAAATTTAAAACCAGAATATGAAGAAACACTTCGTAGAATGGCGACACAAATAAAAGACATAGATCGTCATTTATTACCACCTGGGATTCAAATTATAGATGCACAATTTTTCATAACCCCTGTTAAAAAAGGAGGTAAAACCAAACGTAAACGTAAAACCAAACGAAAATAATCTTTTAAATTTATATTTAAATCTAACCTAATACAAAAAATATATGGAAAAAAATAAAAAGCGTGGTCGTAAACCTAAGGGTGGTAAATTAGTAGATATTGTTCAACCTACTCCCGATTCTAATGAAACTGTACAGAACATCATTTTACATTTAAATTGTGCCAGCAAAGATATATTTTCAGTTGTTTATAATAAGACTGAAGTTGAGCCTTATGATAATACAAAAAAACATTCTGAATTGAATGAATATGTTGATGAAAACATTCCACAAAAATTAAAAAATATAGCTACTCGTTTACATAAGAATGATATGAATTCACGTTCTAACTGTTTTTGGTGTACTCATTCTTATGACACACCACCTATTTATATTCCAAAAACAAAAACCAACCAACAATATCAAGTGTATGGTTCATTTTGTTGTCCAGAATGTGCCGCCGGATATTTATTTCAAGAACAATTAGATCAATCCACTAAATTTGAAAGATATCATTTATTGAATGATATATATGGAGATATCTATCAGTACAAAAAAAACATCATTCCTGCTCCACAACCTCATTATTTATTGAATACTTTTTTTGGAACATTAACCATTGATGAATATAGAAAAACAATTAGTAATAAGCCGATTCGGTTGATAGATAAACCAGTTTACTGTATTTATCCAGAATTATTAATTTCCTCTGAAAATAATCATAACAGTACCTATAAACTTTATCGTAAATAATATATATTGATATGTCATGATTAATAAATTGTGTATGCCAGCACTTATTTATTTAATTTTTTCGTTTACCCATGTAGTCATTGATACGTATAAAGGATTATACAATACAGCAATTATTGAAATATGGATTGGAATTGTATTTACCATCTTATTAAATTTATTATGTAGTTCAGGATTAGGAATTGTATCATGGTTAATTATTTCTATTCCATTCATTTTGATGACAGTAATTGCATCTATTCTTTTATTTGCCCTTAAATTAAATCCAGCTACAGGAACTGCAATTGCACCCAATCAGCCTCCACCCAATCAGCCTCCACCCAATCAGCCTCCACCCAATCAGCCTCCACCTAACCAACCCAACCAACCATCCAATTATGCATACCCAATATCAGTTGCTTACAAATTTTAAACTGCAGAAATAATTTCTCCATTTTTATAAACATAGCATTTAAACGTTTGTTTTTTAGGACGAGAACAATACACATCATTACTGGATGATGTATTGAAGTATAATAATTTAGGACCAGCACTTTGCATAATCATATAACAAATCCATCCATAAACCAGACCAAATATAGATCCTACAAATATACCTTTAGGTGTAATGCAAAACATTTTTAATTTTATATAAACATCTGACATGTATAAACATAAAAACCCAAGAATGATGTAATAATTCCAATCTTTATATTGGGCCATTGGACATATTAAATACATGAGGGTAAACAAAATAAAAAAAGAAGAAATGGATAAATTGGGTACCCCTAATAATTTAGGTATTAAATTCTTGCCTTGCATAGTACATTCTACCGACGATGTAAAAAAATCAGATATTCCATGCATCAATGACACTCCTATAATTAAACATCCTAACCATACAATTCCTTTAAAATCTTTATTGAATAAAGAGGTCATGATCATAAATACCGCAATAAATACGGGGTATAATTCCATAAAATCAACATAATTTAATTCCATACATTAACAAAATACATTTTTATAATTTAGATGGCGTATAATATGTAACAAACACAAATTTATGTTCACTCAATTGAACATAAATACCTCGTTTTATTTTTTTCAATACATCATAATTTCGGTTACATGAAATGATATATAAATTTTCAATTTGTCGTACACTTACATGTGTTTGTAGCAAACGGCAAAATACATCGCGAATCAAAGGAATTGAAAAATAATCATTCGTTTCAAAGCACAACTCCATTCTATCATTTTAAAAAAACGTTTATATATCAATTTTACTTTATAATGATATGAATATGAAACTATCCGAACTTAAAAATGTTACCATACGAAAATTTTCAAATTATGTACATCAACAATTTCATTTACAAAATGTAAATAAGTTTCTCTATTACAATATACATAATTTTTTTATTTTTGTCATTACATTCATCATTTTATTCAATACAAATATATCACAATTAACCATTCTTTTATTCATTGTCAGTTTAGATGCATTTTCTATTGTTGTATTACACAATTGCCCCTTATCTATTTTAGAAAAAAAATATTTAAAACGAACCATTACAGATGAAAGAAAAGACATTTTAAAAAAAATGGGAATCTTATACAAATGTGATCATGAATATGAAAATCAAATAGAATTATTAATTAATGTATGGATGATTGTAGCTTGTAAAATATTATGTATACTTTTATTAAAAACAGTGAACATAAAAATATTTGATTCTAGTAAAGTATATTTGTAAAATTAATATATTTTTATAATCATGAATGTATTAGATGTATTAAAAAAAAATTACATGACATTTTTATTTTTATTTATTTCTATTTATACATTAGTACCTAATAATATTGGATGGGGCATAGTTACCTTTGTATGTTTTACCTTATTTGCTTATTATATACATAAAATCACACATGATAAAAAAAATATATTTACCATACTTCATCATTATCATCATGATCATAATAATTTTTTCTCACATTTTGTTCAAATTATATTAGAACTTAGTATCATTTCAGTTTTTGTTCCCTTATTTTATAAGTATGAAGAATTACAACACTATTTAAATCCATGGATCATTTGTTTTTTTATTTTATTTTATTCTACGATACACAATATAAATTATTCTATTTTACATGTAAATCATGTTCATGAATTGCATCATGAACATATCCATGTTAACATAGGACCGGATATTTGTGATGTATTATTTGGAACAAAACATAGTTCAGAAACAACGGTAGAAAATACCAATCATTATATACCTAATATCGTCATCATCACACTCTTGGTGTTAGGTATTCAACAGTTGTTTAAAAATGATACCTATAAAAAATACATGTTGCTTGGTCTCAATGTATTTTTAGTATGTTCCATCGTTTTTTTAATCATTTCATCTTTTGTAATTTGGAAAATAGAAGGATTTAAAGATAAAAATGAATTATAATTACTTAAAATTGCATGAAAGGATGAATTGGAAAAATAGCATTGCGTTACGGTTAGTTCAACATAAACCTACACAATTTACATATTATGAAACCAACAATAGCTGTATAGAAGTACTAGATCTGGTTAAATTAGATTCTAAACCCTTTGGATCTATTTCTGAAAAAATTTTAAGTGAAGTCTTTCAATTGGGTCCACGATCCTCGTCTCAAAATGACGGAACGAAAAACGGTAAAAAAATAGAAATTAAATGTGCGAGATACTGGGCCAATAAAGATGATTGTGTATGGCAACATCTTGAACCTAATCATGATTATGATTATGTATTGTTGGCATTGCTTGATTTTCAAGATTGGAAAATATGGGGAATTCAAAAATCAATCTTGATGGGTGAATTAGTAGATAAAAAAATAGTTACCATTCAAGGTAAACAAGGATGTTGGGTTAAAAAATCAGACATTTTGCCTTACCTTACACCCATTCATTCCATTCAAGATCTTGATGATTCATTAATTACATGTCCATCAAATCCATATACACCCAGTAAAAATTCTATTATTGCTAAAAATGGATTTAGAGCAGAAACATTTATTTGTTCTCAAGAAAACATTAAAGAATCATTTGAAACCTATTTCAAATCTCCCATTAAACAATTAAAACGAATTCATGGAAAAAAATTTGATGTACAAATCACTTTTGAAAATGGATCAGAAACTACGATTCAAAATAAAGATGGTGATGGTAAAGGTCGTGGATGGTCTGTAGATAGACGAAAACCAGAAGGATTTAACAATGATTTACTTACAACATTACTGAAAACAGTTTGTTTAAAACAAGGTACTGAAAAACCAGATATATCAAATATCATTAGTAAAGAGGTTATTAATATGTGTATGTTTGGTGTAAAAGAAGAAGATTATCCAAAATATTTTACACATACTATATCTAATAAAAACACTGGAAACATTATCTCAATTAATATTTGTCCTACAGATAAATTAATACCATTTATTTACAATTCACTATACAATGTAATGGAACCAAAACGTACATGTGTTCATTTAAGTCCAATATGTTATTTACAAAGAAAAGGCGGAGGAAAAAAAGATGCCAATCCTGATAATATTCAAATGAAATTTAAATTTACAAAAGAAATTGAATCATTGTTTATACCCATATTTAAGCAAACCACTCCTCTATAACAGGTACAAATGTAAGAGGAACATTAACTACGATACTATTTCCAAGATAAAATAATGCATCTTCATGTTTAATGTCTGGAAAATGATAATTTTTTGGAAACCCAAACATACCCAATGATTCTTTAACTGTAAGGCGACGAATACAATCCCCCACTTGATATAATCCTGTTTTAGCACCAGGGCCACCTGAACTTGCACAAATAGTTATACCAACTGAATCAATACTATAAACTCGTTCACCTTGTCTACCACCTTTATCTAAGGTTGATGGATCTCCACCTGTTTTTTCTAATTTAAGTTTTGCTTCATCTATTATTTTTTGTTTTTCAGGTGATAATATAGGATATACATCATATAATATATGAGGTTTAGAAACGTCTATTTTTTTGTAAGATTTTGGTTTTAATGAATAACGCTTTCTATTTAATTCATCTTTTACATAAGTTGTATCTATAATGGTGGATACAGGGTTTGTTATTTTTATAGGTGTCGGGATAGTAAAAGGTTTATGTTTAGTTGCTACAATAAATATTCGTTGACGAGCTTGTGGTGAACCATAATCAGCAGAATTAATAATTTTTGATGTAATGATGTAATTACGTTTTAATAATTCATGTTCTATTGTTTTATACGTATTTCCATGGTCGTGTGTTTTAAGATTTTTACATTTTCAAGAATACACATTTTTGGATTTTTAACATCTATTATTTTAAGAATATCGTAAAATAAATTACCCTTTTCTTTATCATTAAACCCTTCTCCTTTACCAGCTATACTAAATGGTTGACATGGAAACCCTGCACATAATAAATCAAAATCTGGCATTGTATCTACTTGAATTGTGCGAATATCATCAACTGGTTCAATTCCATAATTGGACTTGTAAATGTTACGTATACCTTTATCTATGTCACATGCTAATACACATTTAAATTTAGAGGATGTTTTGAATGCTGCATGAAAAGCTCCTAATCCACAAAATAAATCAATGTAGGTGATAAATGGTTGATTCGCCATGTTTTATTTATCTAATTTCATTTATATTTTCAATTTTTATAAGTAATAATATGGCATGCACAACTTCATGTATGATTTCAGCCGTTTTTATCATTGGTATGATTTTTTTTTATAACAGAACAGACAAAAGTGCCATTGTAAAACAATATAAATCAAAATTATCAAGTGACTTACAAGAACGATATGACAAGATATCTAAAGAAAGAATGATGATCAGTTATCAAGGATATTTATTAGGATTTATTCTTTCTATGTGTATCATCATTTACAATCGTAACGTAAAAATGTCTAACTCTTCATTAGTATGTACATTGATAGCAACTTGTTTTTTGACAAATTATTTTTATTATATGTTACATCCAAAATCAGACTGGATGTTAAACCACATGGGGACACAAGAAGAAGTGAATGCATGGCTTCAAATGTATAGAGAAATGCAATATAATTATCATGCTGGTTTAGTTTTAGGTATCGTAGGGAGTGGTATATTAGCATTTGCCTTTAGATGTTAATTTACATTTTTTTCAAGTGTGTAAACATATCTTCAATTTATTCATCAAGTTTATTGTCTATATATTAGTTTAAAATTGATTTATATAAGTAAATTATAGTATAAACAATGTATCTATTTACAAATCCAAATTTATTCATGGTTATTGATGGATATACAGATTTGCGAAGTTTATGTGATACATGTTTATTGTTATTAACATTCAAAAAATATATTACTTACAAATTAAATAACGAATATTCATTGTTGTATTATGATGATATTTTATATTTAACTAAAATTAGTTAAATTTAGTTAAATATAAAATTGATTTAGAAAAATAATATATATTATAAACAACAATGAGTAAATATACTTGTGAAAAGTGTGGTAGGGAATTTAAACAAAAGGGACATTATACAACTCACCTAAACAAAAAAATTCCCTGTGTAAATGAATTAAAAATCAAAGAAATTGTTGATAAAGCTGTTGAAGAAAAAATTTCAAAAATTAAAAATAACATAATATTTGACATTGTGGAAGATGAAACTATTATAGAACCATTTGAACCTGAAGATACTAAAAGTAGTAAAACTAATATTATTGAAACTAAAAATGCTAAAGTAGTCCGTGAAGAAGGTTTGGATAAATTTTATACTATACCAAGTTATTCAAAAAAATGCATTGATAAAGTATTTGAATTATATGATAAAACCAAATTTGATTTAATTGTTGAACCCAGTGCTGGTAATGGTAGTTTCTTTAATCAGTTAGAATTTGAAAACAAAGTTGGAATAGACATATCTCCTGAAAATGAAAATATTGTAAAAATGGATTTCTTTGATTATCATCCCCCAACACATAAAAATAATATATTAGTTATTGGTAATCCTCCTTTTGGAAAAGTAAGCTCAATAGCAATTAAATTCTTTAATCATTCTTCCAAATGGTCTAATGTTATTGCGTTTATTATTCCAAGAACTTTTAGACGACCAAGTGTTCAAAATAAACTAAATAAAATGTTTCATTTAATTTATGATGAGGATGTTTCAACTAAACCATGTTGTTTTAGTCCTCAAATGATGGTAAAATGTTGTTTTCAAATATGGGAAAAAAAAGAATCTGAAAGACCTTTTATTGATTTACCAACAAAACACGAAGATTGGGAGTTCTTGTCATTTGGACCAATTGATGAATATGGACAACCTACACCACCAAATGGTGCTGATTTTGCTATGAGAGCTTATGGTAGTAAAATTGGTGAAATAGTAAAAATAAAATTAGACGAATTAAGACCTAAAAGTTGGCATTGGATTAAAAGCAATATAAAAAAAGAAGAATTAATAAATAGATTTAATCAGTTAGATTATTCAGATAGTTTAAATACAGCAAGACAAAATTCAATGGGACGAGGCGAACTTGTAAGGTTATATAATGATTTCATTAACTCTATAATTTAATAGTTCAATCCAACATTTATCGCCATATTTTGGACGAAGAGCATATTCTTTTGAATTATCAGTATCATTTAAATCATCCATAGTTATTTCACCAAGCTCTCCAATTGTTCCGTGAGCATATCCACCATATTTTACTATTAGTGGTTTTATATATTCTTTATTTAATTTGAAAATATATAATTCGCCTAAATTATCTAAATTGGTATAATCAATATG